ACGATTGATTTGATGTTTCAGAGAAATAATTTAGCTAGTGGTTCATTAAACTTTTTTCCTGAGGCTGGTGATGTATGTGATTGGAATGATTGGTATTGGGAAATTAACGGAGTAACCGAACCACAACTTATCGGTGGTCATCCAAATTTTAATCATGCTATAAAAGCAACAGCACATCGTAGTAGATTGTCGTCAATTAATATAGAGGAAAGACCTAGATGAAATTAAAAGAAATATTTTCAGAGTTAATAGAAGATAACACTTGCATCCATTGTGGAACTATTGTTGATGAGGACCTTCGTAAATGGTTTCAAAAAGGTGGTGATGGTGGGACAACTGCCGGTGGTTGGGATAGATATGGTTCTGATGGGCAAAAACTTGGAAAGTGTGGTGGAGGAAAAAAGGGTGGTGCTTATGCTGCTTGTCTAAGTGCAAAAAAAGCTGCTAAGCTTGGTAAAAAAGGTAGAGCAGCATTCGTAAGAAGAAAAAGAGCTGCTCAGAAAAAAGGTGGAGATGCTAGAAAAGGTGGTGAAAAAAGAAAAGCTCAAAAGTCAATTAAGGTTAAAACAGGTGCTTAATGTCTTTACCTTGTGGACATAAAAGTAATACCGAGACTGTGGCTCAATATAGAAAGAGGTGTGGTCCTAGACCATTGGGTATGATAGGAAAGATGAGTGAATCTGATGTAAAAACAATACACAAAATTCTTACACAATATACAAAGTCTGCTAGTAAGGCTACGACTATGATTAAAAAAAATTTTAACAAAGTAAAAAAACAATTCAAAGGAGATTCTAATAGAGATTTAGCTATGGCTCTTATAGGGTACGATGTGATAGGAGAGAATAAAGAGTTAGTAAAAATGTACACTCAGGCTATGAAGATGATGCCAGGTTCTCCTAAACAAAAGGAACTGATAAAAAAGATTTCTGCTTTACGAAAAAAATTAAAGATGGATGAAGCTCCAAGAAAACCTCGTAAGAAAGGTCAACCAGCAGGTTCAAAAAAACATTCAGATTTATACACGGATGAAAATCCAAAAGGGACAATACACGGACTAAAGTTTGCTACCGTAAAGGATGCTCAAAAGTCGGTTAGTAAAATAAAGGGTAGTGGTAAAACACATGCTCATAAAATACAGGCGGCTATAGCTATGGAACAAAGAGCAAGGGCAGCTGGTAAGAAAAGTGCCGCTGGTGTGTATAGAAAATTTATTAATCAAATGAAAAAAAAAACTAAACAACGAAATGAAGGTTGGTCAGATAAGTATAAGAAAAGTATCGACTGTAATAACCCAAAAGGATTTAGTCAAAAAGCACATTGTGCTGGAAGAAAAAAACGAGAGAATAAAATGAGTTTAAAATTAGAAGAGTTAGTAGGAAAGGTTCTCACAGAAGAACAATTTGATGAAGCCGCAGGTAAAAAAGATGCTTGTTACCACAAGGTAAAGGCTCGTTACGATGTATGGCCATCAGCTTATGCCAGTGGTGCTTTGGTAAAGTGTCGTAAAGTTGGTGCAAAAAATTGGGGTAACAAGAGTAAAAAGAAAGAGGGTGTTAATGAAGCTAGAGGAACTTGTTGGGTTGGTTACCAACAAATTGGTATGAAAAAGAAAGGCGATAGGATGGTGCCTAATTGTGTGAAAGAAATATACTATGAAGAAAATGGTAAAGGCTATGGTTATACATTTGAATTTGGAGCTATCGAAGAGGCTGAGTATCAAGGTCGTAAGGTAAAACTCAACAAGATTATGCAAGGTGATAAAAAGAAATTTAAGGTATATGTAAAAAATCCAAAGGGTAATGTCGTAAAGGTAAACTTCGGACAAGGTGGTGATGCCAAAGGTGGTACTATGAGAATTAGAAAGTCTAATCCTGAAGCTCGTAAATCATTTAGGGCAAGGCACAATTGTGATAATCCAGGACCTAAACATAAAGCTCGTTATTGGAGTTGTAGAAAGTGGTAAAATTATGGCTGTTCAACTAGAGGAAAAACCAAGATAATGAGTTTAGAATTATTAAAAGAAAAATTCGGACATTCTGGAGTTATAAAAAAATCAGATAACAGAGAACAAATCCAAGAAAGATTAAATGCTCAATTTAATAATAGTAAGGGGAATTTTAAAGATATAAAAATCCAACATCAAGAGGAGTTAGAGGAAAAGGATAGAATTATTAAAAATTTGGAAACACAGACTTCCGAATTGGCTACTGAGGTTTTATCATTAGAAAAAGAGAAAGCTGCTCTTTTAGATAATTTGAATAAATCTAAATGGATGGAAGAAAAAGTCCAGTCAGCATCACAAAAAATATATGAAGATAAACTCAAACAAATGGAATTTGTAGATAGTACAAAGTTAATTCCTTTATTAATATCTGTTTCAAGAGAAAAACAAGGTAATACAAAATTAAATTGGGGTGAGTGGTTAAAAATACCAGAAAATAAATATTTGTTTCAAATAAATGAAAGTTTAGCTAAAAGAGTATTTGAAGATACTATTACTTTGATAGATAGAAATGTATCTTATATAAATAGAAAAAGAAGAAATTATGGTGGAGATGCACCTGTTACTGATAAAAATTATGCACTATCATTTTCAGGTGATAGAAGTGGAGCTACAGAAACATTTGTATCAACTGCCTTTAATCCTGATACTTATTCACTTTGGAATGGATTTACTATTTCATTTTGGGTTAGGCCAGATGAAGAAATGAATCAAAAATCAGTTATATTAGGTACTAGAGCTAGTAGTCCTGTAGCAAGATTTCATTTCGGATTATCAGGTGCCGGTGTCAATAATATCGGAGTAGGTGTTGGTGGTAATGATGTTACAGGAATTAACAATCCAATGGAAATAGGTAGATGGTATAATTGGGTAATATCGTATACAGGTACTCAATTTGATGCAGGAGAAAGAAAACTCAGAATGTGGATAAATACAGATGCGAGAATGACTAATAACAACAGCACTTCTTGGAATAATCAAGATGAAGCTACTGAAAGTTATACTCACGGAATATATTTTGGAGGACGTAACACCGAGGGTTCAGGATATACTAGCGGATTCGCTTGTGCACTTGATGAGGTGGCTATCTACAATAAATGTATTGATTCAGTTGGCACTTTTGCTAATGAAGTATATAACGCTGGAACTAATTACAATCATTTGACTAATAGTCACACTGCTAATCTTGTAGGATATTGGAAATTCAATGAGGGTAGTGGAACTACTGTTATTGACCATTCGACTAATAGTAACAATGGAACATTAACCACAAATGATACAGGACTTCCAACTTGGGAAGAGATTGGGGAAGGGGGATATCAATAATGGCTGTTCAATTATTAGATAAAACCCTTATAATGAAACCTCGTAGGTCACATCATGTAAAACCTGTTAGGGTAGAAGAGGTGGTTGATGAAACTATTGAGAATGTATATGGAGAACCAAGAGCAGATAAGTTTGATGAAATAATAGATTTACTGAAACAAGGTAATATTTATGGAGAGAAGGAGAACATAACTTTAGGAGCAATTGATGTTCCGATTGAGAAACAAATATCAATAGATAAAGTTTCAACTAAAGGATTAAAGTCTGAAGAGTACGCTAACAATACAGAAAGTAAGTTAGATAAACTAAGGAAACTACGCCGTGGCAATTAAACCAATAACAAACGAAAATGCTAATTATGAGTCAAGGGTAAACCGAGAATCACAAACAAGCATCAGAAGTGAAAAGGGAAATCCTAAAGTAGTTATCAAAAAACCAGGTGGTCAAAATGCTGGTAAGGGATTCTCTATTGGTGTAAAAGAAATTGATACGGCAGTTATCAAACACATCCGAAACATAATGAAACCAAAGATAAAGGAACAGAATGAGATTATTTCTGTACCTGTTCTTTATGGTAATGAAGAGAGATGGAAGTCTATAAAAGCTAGAGGAACACTAAGAGATAAAAACGGTGTAATAATTTTACCGATAATCGTAATTAAAAGAACATCTTTAGCGATGAATGACCAATTACCATTTTCATTTGACAACGATGTAAAAGGTAAGTTCATAAATGTTGTTCGTTCAAGTAGTGGTTGGAGTAAAAACAATAGGTATGATAGGTTTGCTGTTTTGACAGGCCAACAACCTGTACAAGAGTTTGTAAAGACAGGTATGCCTGATTTTGTGATTTGTAGTTATAGTGTAGTTATGATGACATCTTTTATAGAACAGATGAACGACCTAAATAATCTTTGGATAGAACACTTAGAAACTTACTTTGGTGACCAAACTAGTTATCGTTTTCTATCATCTCTTTCTGGTGATATATCAAATGAAGTAGAAATGGAATCACAAGGTGAGAGAATGATACGAAATGAATTGACTATTGAGATAAAAGGATATATGATACCTGAGTTTACCGATACGGTATTTGGTAAAACTGCTGAATTGAGCAGAGCTTATACACCAAAAAAAGTATCGTTTTCCGAAAAACTTTTATAATTATATATGTATATAATTGTTATAACAAAATAAACAAGAGGTTTTAAATGTCAGAAATTAAATTTACAGATGATGAACTAAAATCAATTCAAGAAATTAGTAATAAGAATAATGCGATTACTAATCGTTTTGGTCAATTAGCAATTGCTAAAATTAATTTAGAAAAACAATCTGAACAAGTAGAAGAAGAAGAGTTTAAACTTCATGAAGAGTTAGAAGCCCTTAGAAAAGAAGAACAAGAAACTCTTAATAGTATCACAGAGAAGTATGGTCCTGGTACTTTAGATCCTACAACAGGTGTTTATACACCAACAACTCAAATTCAAACACCAGAATCGGAAAAATAGAATAACTTTTTCAGTCTTTCAAAAAATCGGTAATATTTATATATGAATAATTATATTTAAATCTTACCTAAATTTGGAGACAGCAAATGGCTGAAAAAATTGTATCACCAGGTGTATTTACAAATGAAATAGACCAATCATTTTTACCTGCAACTGCCGGTCCAATTGGAGCAGCCGTTGTCGGTCCAACAGTAAAAGGTCCTGTATTAGAACCAACGGTTGTAACTTCTTATAGTGAGTTTGTCAATATTTTCGGAGAGTTAGTAGAAAGTGGTAGTGACAAATATCAGTTTTTAACATCACACACCGCCAAAGAATATTTAAGACAAGGTGGTCCTTTAACAGTTGTTAGGGTTGCTGAACCAGAAGGTAACACAGCAAAAGCTACTGCACAAATTAATAGTGGTTCAACTTCAAATGAGTTATTTACTCTTGAAGCTTTAGGTGATGGACCTCAATTTAATAATTTTGTAGGAACAGGTTCAAATTTTGGAACTAACGGCACACTACCAGTAAGAACTCACTCTGTTTCTAACAATCAACTTTTGTCTGGTAGTTATGGGGGAAGAGCTGATAATTTTAGATTTGAAATATCATCTAGGAATCTTGCTAAAGGTACTTTTACTTTAATACTTCGTCAAGGTAATGATTCAAATAATAAAAAAGTAATTATTGAAACACATGAAAATTTATCACTTGATCCAGGATCCACAGATTATATCTTAAAAAGAATAGGAAATCAAACATCAGCTGTTGTCGTTGAAGATGGACTTGCTTATGTTAGACCAAGTGGAGAGTATCCAAATCGTTCAAATTTTGTTCGTGTCAGTAGTCTTCCAGATAACAGGAAGACACCAAATTATTTAGATCAAAATGGTGATGTAACTTCTGCATATTCTTCTAACTCGGGCTCTTTCTTTCCATTACTTGGTAGTGGAAGTTATGGTGGTGCTTTTGGAGCTGGTACAGATATAGCCGGTAATGCTCTAGTGGGTACACAGACCGGACAAACTGCCGGTTCAAATGGTGACCAAAATCAACAACACCCATTTGGTTTTTACGAGAATATTTCTGCGACAAATAGTCAAGGTATTGATATGGCTACTTCTGCTGCAAGACCATCTGGTACAACACCAAATGGTGGATATGCTACGGCTTTAAGTATCTTATCTAACAAAGACGAGTACGATATAAACTTACTTTTCCTACCTGGTGTAATTGACCAATTGGAAAATCACGCTGCTATTATAGGACAAGCTATTGAAGTATGTGAAGATAGAGGTGACTGTTTCTTGGTATATGACAATACCTCTTTGACCTCTAATGTGGCTACTGCAAAAGCAAACACAGAAGCTCGTAATTCTAGTTATGCTGCTGTCTACTATCCTTGGATACAAATTCAAGATGCTACTGCTGTAGTAAATAGATATGTACCACCATCAGTTGTTATTGCTGGTGTTTATCACTTCAATGATACTGTAGGACAACCTTGGTTTGCTCCTGCTGGTTTAAATAGAGGTGGGATAGATAGTGCCGTACAGGCATATAGAAAATTAACACAAAGTAATAGAGATGACCTTTATGAATCAAATGTCAATCCTATTGCTACCTTTCCTGGTCAAGGTGTTACTGTCTTTGGACAGAAAACAACACAGAAGAAAGCTTCTGCTCTTGACCGAGTAAATGTAAGAAGACTTTTAATTAACTTGAAAAAATTCGTTGCTAATTCATCAAGAACTCTTGTTTTTGAACAAAATACAAGTGATTTACGAAATCAGTTCTTGAATGTGGTGAACCCATATATGGAACAAGTACAGGCAAATCAAGGTCTGAATGCTTTCAGAGTGGTAATGGATGATTCTAATAATACACCAGAGACTATAGACAGAAATCAGTTGATTGGTCAGATATTTATTCAACCAGCCAGAACTGCTGAATTCATCGTATTAGACTTTGTTGTTCAACCAACCGGAGCTGCTTTTCCTGAGTAATTTTTAGGAAAAGAGATATTTATTACTAATAGGAGATAAATAATGGCCGAATTACTAGAAGCGAATAAGATATTTTATACACCATATGAACCTAAGTTAAAAAATAGGTTTATTATGGAAATATCAGGTATTCCAGCCTTTACAATCAAAACAGCACAAAGACCACAAATAACTTTTGATGAAGTTGTTTTGGAACACATGAATATTACAAGGTATGTAAAGGGTAAAGGTAGATGGCAAACTCTACAAATTACATTATACGATCCTATTGTTCCATCTGCAGCTTCTGCTGTTATAGAATGGATAAGATTACACCACGAAAGTGCTACTGGTCGTGATGGATACGCAGATTTTTATAAAAAGAACATCACTTTTCAAGTATTAGGACCTGTAGGAGATATAATTGAGAAATGGACATTGAACGGTGCTTATATCTCAGACGCTGCTTTTGGTGATTTAGACTTTAGTGATTCCAATCCTGTTGAAATCACATTAACCTTAAGATACGACTACGCTATATTGGAGTTCTAATGAAAAACATACTTAAATTAATACTTTCTGCTTTTATTCTTTTCGGTGCTGTACCAACAGTAAATGCTATGGACATGAACATGGCTGGTATGGAAGAAATCAAAAAGAAGAAAAAGAAGAAAGGTAAGAAGATTGGTAAAAAAGGAAAGAAATCTAAGAAAGGTTTCTTTTCAAAAATCTTCGGTTCAAAGTAGTAAATAGTTACATAACACTAAGGAGTTATAATGTCAGAACATAAGTTCCCTACGGAAGTTATTGATTTACCGTCTGGTGGAAAAGTCTATGGAAAAGATTCACCACTTGCCGATGGTAAAATTGAATTAAAATATATGACCACAAAAGAAGAAGACATTCTTATGTCTGAAAACCTTATAAAAAAAGGTGTGGTTATTGATAAATTATTAGATAGTCTTATCGTTACCAAAGGTGTCAAACAAGAACATTTGGTTTTAGGTGATAAGAATGCTGTATTGGTTGCTGCTCGTATTCTTGCTTATGGTCCCGAATATACTGCAGAAGTAACTAATCCAAAAAATATTGAACAAACAGTAGAACATACCTTTGACCTTACTGAATGTCCGTTCAAAGAAGCAGTCGATGGAGTAGATTATAGTGGTAATTCCTTTGACTTTGAAACACCAATTGGAAAAAACAAAATAAAGTTTAAATTACTCACAGGTGTTGAAGAAAAATTAATTGAAAAAGATTTAGACCAATCAAAAAAATATGGTTATAATACTGAAATATCAACACGACTTCGTTACACTATCATCGAAGTTGATGGTGATAATAAACCAGAAACAATAACTGCCTTTTCACAAAATATGTTGGCTCGTGACTCTGTGGCATTGAGAAATTACATTCAAGAAATTTCTCCCGATATTGATTTGACATCGGAAATTGAGATAGGAGGTGAAGCTGTGAGTGTGTCAATTCCACTTACAGTTGAGTTTTTTTGGCCTAAGTCCATCCAATAAATTAGACATACATCAGTCTATATTTTATTTTATTTATGGGACACCTGGATTTACATTTAGTGATGTCTATAATATGCCAGTTCATCTAAAGAACTTTTATCTTAGAGAGTTTATGGACTTGAAGAAAAAAGAAAAAGAACAAATAGATAACGCACAACAAAAACCACAACCTACAATCCCTCGTAGATTTTCTCCTAAATAACTCTTTTCTTTATATTTATTAGTGTATATAGGAGAACTGTATCATGTCGTTTATGAGTAATAAAGCAATATTGAAAGAAGGTATAATTGACTCTATAGTCAAAAAACTTTTTTTAAATAGAGCATTAAAAAAAGATAAGGGGTTTCAGAAACAAGTAAAAAAATTAAATAAGGCTCTTGCTGATTTTGAAAAGGCAGCAAACGCTGAATTAAAAACATTAGATCCTAAATCAAAACCTATCAAAGTCGATAGGTATAAAATTTAAATATGGCACAAGATCCAAAAAAAGCTAAAGAGTTTGCCGATGCTACAAGAGTGGCTGCAGAAGCCGTAGAAGATACTAATCAGTTAGTAAGGAATTTAGGTGGGTTATTAGAAAAGAGAATAGCACAGGCTAAGAAATTTAATTTAGCTATGGGCAACACAGTAGATAGTATTAATGCTATGAAAAGTGATACCCAAGATCTTGGTGGTTTATTAGAAAAACTAGTAAAAGTAAAGGTACAAGAGAAAAAAACTGAAAATGATATAGCAAGTGCATTTAAGAAAAAAGGTGGTTTTGCACAAGGTTATAATCAACATATTTTAAATGCTCTAAAAACAAATAAAGCTGGGTTAGTTGCTGAAAAAGAATCAGTAATAACTGCTATAAAAAAGGACGAAGTGTTAAGTGGTCTTATACAAAAAGCTAAAAGTATAAGAGAGGCTCTTACTTTAGCTGGAATAATAAAACTAGCAATCGCAACAGCACAAAAATTTGGGGAAAGATTAGATAGTATCGGTCAACAGTTTGGCAGTTTGAATGTTCTCGGAAAAGAGCTTAATACTACCTTATTAAACTCGTCAGTTCAAGCAACACGACTTGGTGGTGGAATTCAAGATGTTGCAACTATAACAAACACACTAGCTTCAAACTTTGGGATGTCTTTAGAAGAAGCTTCTAAATTATCGTCTAAAATTTTCGATACCGGTAAAGCTATTGGATTGTCAGCTGATGAAAGTGCTACTTTATTTGGTGCTTTAACACAAGTTGCTAACTTATCAGCTGAACAAGCTGAATCACTTGCTGAAGGAACTTTTCAATTAGCTAGACAAAATGGAGTGGCACCATCTGCAGTTCTTAGAGATGTTGCTAGTTCAGCTGAAACAATCGCTTTGTTTACAAAAGATGGTGGGGATAATATAGGAGAAGCTGCTATTCAAGCTAGACAGCTTGGTTTGAATCTCGATACTACTGCTAAAATAGCAGAGGGTTTATTAGATTTTGAAAGTTCAATAACCAAAGAGGTGGAAGCTTCTGTTATGATTGGTAGACAACTTAATCTACAAAAAGCGAGAGAGGCTGCTCTTAGTGGTGATATTGCCAGTGCCATGGAAGAAGTTGTAAAACAAGTTGGTTCTGAACAAGATTTCTTAAATTTAAACCTCATACAAAGAAAAGCTCTTGCTGACTCCATCGGAGTTTCAGTTGGTGAAATGGCTAAATTGGTTGGAGAAACTGGAAAATTAGATGGTTCGTTGGGTGATGGATTTCGTGATTTACTTGGAGAAGAAACTTTATCTAATTTTAGTAAGTTAACAAATAATGTAAAATCTCTAACCGAAGCATTTATAGTTGGTCTTGGACCTGCCTTAGAAGTAATAGTTGGTGGGCTAGCTGGATTTACTGGCATCTTAGCCTCAGGTTTAGATACACTAAATAAAATGGGAGCGACAATACCATTAATAGGAACTGCTTTAACAGCGATGGCTGCTAAAAGTGTGATAACTACTGGAGTAAATTTAGGATTATTTACCTCTAAATTTTTAACAACAGTTGCAGCACTTGGACCTTTAGCAATTCCATTAGCAGCAACTGCTCTTGGTGGAGCTATTGCTCTAATTGGTAAAGCAAAAAATGTAAACGACTTCCACACAGGTCCTGGTGGTATCACGACAATGATGGGTCCTGCTGGTATATTTAGTTTGAACCCAAGAGACTCTGTGTTGGCAACAACCAATCCAATACCTGTTCAGAAAGTAAATGATTCTTCTCCAGGTGGTCTTATTCCTGTTAATAACAATACTGGTGATTTTAGAGTTACAGTTAGAGCTGATGGAATTGAGAATAGAACTATTCAACAATTAGTGGATGTAGAATTTACTGGTACACCAGGTAGTGGGATGGTATAATGTCATTAGAAAATTTAAAAAATATTTTTGAACAAGCTGGATTTGGTGGGGGTATTCAAACAAATGATCCTACTCCGGCACAACAACAATCACCTAATATAGATAAAAATCTATTTGAAAGTAAATTGACAAGTGAATTAATTCTTGGTAATCCAAACACAACTACTTACGAGTTGGGTACAGGAACATATAGTGGTGCTGACACATTTAAAGAGTTAGATGGAGAAAATATAAAG